CGATTTCGGCCGATGCCGGAGCGGAAATTGCCGATGCCATCCTTAACCGTGACATGGCGACCGGCACCGACAGCGGCTCGACCACGGTGCGGACGGTGCGGCAGGCGCTGCGGTTCCTGCGCAACAAGTGGTCGACGGCTGCGATCGATGCCACCACGGCAACCCTGACGGTTACCAAGGAGGACGACAGTACGGCATCATGGACCTCGGTCGTGACCACCGACAGCAATGCGCATCCTGTCATCAGCAACGATCCGGCCGGACCATGAGTAGGCAATGGCATTTCAGCCATTATTCCGAATTGGTGCCATTCCCAGCAGTGGAACGGCGGTCGCCGGTGGCCCGCATGGTCTGCTGGCGTTCTGGCAGGGTGGCGCCGGCGCGATCCCGACCGCTCTGGCTGGAACCGCACCGGGTCCATGGGGCCTGCTGGCATTCTGGATGGGTGGCGCGGGCTATGTGTCCGGGACGGCCCCTCCCGTTGTGCCGCCCGAAGTTATTCCGCCACCTCCTGCCGGCGGGGCTGGATATGTCACCGGGCCATATGCGCCTGCGTTCAGCCGCAGGCGCCGCAGACTGGAAAGCCTATACGGACAGCTACCGTCCCCCGGAGTCCCTCCCGCGGTGGATGGAGAAGCGCCGGGGGTTACCGTCGTCGCTCTCGAACCCCCGGCGCCGACTTCTTTGGGGTCGGTGTACGGCCAGACACAACCCCTTGTGTTTGACATGGGAGCCGGACCCGTCATATTGGGACTACAATCGGCATTGGCAGCGGAACTCCGCGCCGCCCAAGCGATGCAAGAGGACGAAGAGGCCGCGATCATCGCGATCCTGCTGGCCGCGTCCGACTAGTTTGCGCGACGGCCCTGCGACATGGGCTACGGGCTTTGCCTCCGACAACGGCAGAACGCCACGGCCGGCGATATGGGCTGGAATAACGGATCGCGCGCCGACACAGCGCAGGATGGGGTAACCATGTCTGAAGTCACCGTACCGATGGATGATCGAGAACTGTTCGACGCCGCGATGGCGCCAGAGCCAAAGCCTGAACCCAAGCCGACGGCAGACTCGTCCGCCGAAGCCTTGGCGAAGGCGGAACCTCCCGCGCAACCGCCCAGCAGCGAACGGCCAAGGGACGAGCAAGGTCGTTTTGTCCCCGTCTCCGCTGAAGCCACGACGGCACCTGTCGCAGTGGAAGCAAAGACGGAACCTCCGGCCGCGGCACCACCGCAGCCACCTTCAGCAGACGATACGGCGGCCCAGGTGCCGTCATACCGGCTGCGAGAGGTCAACGAGGCACGACAGACGGCCGAACGGCGAGTCCAGGAGGTCGAAAGGCAGAACTACGCCTTTCAGGCCGAAATGGAGCAGATGCGCCAGCAGTTGGCGCAGATGCAGACGCCGAAACAAGAGCCCGTCGATTTCTTCCAGGACCCGGACCTTGCACTGCGGCAGCGGCTCGACCCATTCGAGACGCGGCTACGCGAGTTCGAGGGCAAGATGAAGCTCGCGACCTCGCGCGCGCAGGCGCTGGCAACCTTCGGTCCACAACCGGTCGGTGAAATGGAACAGGCCATTGCCCAGGCGATGCAGAGCAACCACCCCGATATGCCGTTGCTGGCCCACAATATGCAGGCCAGCGACGATCCGGTCGGAGTGGCCATGCACTGGCATCGGCTCAATCGGGTGGTGACCGAAACCGGTGGTGATCTGAATTCGTATCGCGCGAAGATACTTGACGATGCGATGAAGAACCCGGAATTTCAGGCAAAGGTGATCGAGGCTGCCCGCGCGCAAGCGGGCGCTCCGGCCACCAATGGCTCCCGTCCCAATGTCGTGAACCTCCCGCCATCGCTCAACAAGACAACCGGCGCGGGCTTGAGCAATCAGGCCGCATCGGATGACGACATGAGCGACCGGGCCCTGTTCAAGCATGCGATGGCTCCTTTGCCTCGCCGCTAAACGAAGGGATAAACGGCCATGGCCGTTACAACCGTCGACACCAATAACAAATTGGTGGCGTTCACGCGCGACATCAATCGCGAATTCGTGCGTCAAAACCTGTTCTCGCCGTACATGGGTGAAGGCATGGATGCCGTCATCCGCGTTCGGCAGGAGCTGAAATCCGGCGGCGAGCAGATGAACATTCCGCTCGTCACCAAGCTTCTCGGCAACGGCAAGTCAACGGGAACCCTGACCGGTGCCGAAGAGCGCATCGACAACTACGGCATGCGTGCCTACCTCGACTGGGCCCGCCACGCCGTGGTCACCACCAAGGCCGAAACCCAGAAGGATAGTGCGGATATCTTTGGCGAAGCCAAGCCGCTGCTTTCCGACTGGGGCAAGGAACTGCAGCGCGACGAGATCATCGCCGCGATGATGGCGTGTCCGTCCGAGTCGGCTCCTGCCCTGATCGGCACCGACGAAGGCCAGCGCGTCAATGGCGTGTTGTGGGAATCGGCCACTGCGGCGCAGCGCAATACCTGGCTGGCGGATAACGTCGACCGGGTGCTGTTCGGCAATGCCTTGTCGAACCACTACAACACCTCGACCATCGCGTCTCTGACTTCGGCGCTGTCGGTCATTATCTCGGTGAAGCTCACCGCGACCACCGTGCAGATGCTGAAGCGACGTGCGGAACTGTGCTCGCCCAAGATCAGGCCATACAAGACCCGTGACGGGTACGAGTATTATGTCCTGTTCGCGGGTTCGTACACGTTCCGCGACGCCAAGACCGACTCGACTATCGCGCAGGCCAACAGAGATGCTCGGCCTCGTTCGGTGGACGACAATCCGATCTTCCAGGACGGTGACCTGATGTATGATGGTGTCATCATCAGGAAAATCCCGGAGATCAGCACCATGGTCAACTCCGACTGGAGTGCTGTGTTCGGCTCTGCAACGGCCTCGGGTCGAGCCGAACCGGTGTTTCTGTGCGGCCAGCAGACCGCGACCCTGGCCTGGGGTCAGATGGCGAAACCCACGTTCCGCAAAGAGGACGATTACGGTTTCATCACCGGCACCGGCATCGAGATGGCCTATGGGGTGGCAAAGATGTTCAAGAAGCATCCCATGTACATCCCCGGCACTACGACACTCAACTCGGCATCCGGCAATGCGTTGGGAGGCGGTCTCAGTTCCCTTGTGCAATGGGGAATGGTGACCGGCTTCTTTTTCGCTGCGCTTGACGCATAAGGAGGCACGCACATGGCAACCTATTCTGCTACAACTGCGGGCCCCGGCAAGCAGGCACGCGCCGTCGGATGGGCGGGAACGCTCAAGTCGGCGGTCGGCATCTACGAGGTGGATGTCATCCATGTTCTGGGTGACACCATCGAAATGGTGAAACTGCCCAAGGGTGCCGTCATCGTCGGCGGCTGGCTCCGGGGCGACAAACTGGACTCGGTGGGTTCAGGCTCCGCGTTGGCGAGCATCAACATCGGTGTCGATTGCATCGTAAAGACGCTCTACAACCGGACCTCGGTCGCGCTCGCCAGCGTCAGCAACTGCTTGCTGGACGCATGGTCGATCGGGCCGGACGCCGCGGTGTCTGCGACACTGCACAACACCGCGTTCCGCACCGTCCCGCTTGGCGGCCTGCTGCACTCCGAGGGTCCGATCGTGACCACCGCCGAGTGCAAGGTCATCGTCAAGTGGGGCTCCTCGATCTTGGCACTCACATCGGGCACCATGGTCGTGGAGGTGCAGTACTACATGGAAAGCGATAGCTGAGGTCGCATTTCATGACCGAGCATTTCATACTGTATGGCAGTCTCTGCGTCCTCGACAACGCAGACCTGCAACGAAACTTCGATCGCAACGTCGCTCGGGGTTTTCCACAGTGTGAACCGCTCCCCGAAAGGGCGGGCCGCCTTGCCGTCTGTGGCAGCGGCCCGTCACTTCGGGACTATGTTGACGAATTGCACGACTATGACGAGGTTTGGGCGATCAACGGTGCCTATCGCTTCTTGCTAGAGCAGGGCGTCGTGCCGACCGGCTTCCTGGGGGTCGACCCAGTGGGCGGGCTCGCTGAATATGTCGAGCAATCGCATCCCGCGACCACGTTCTATATGTCGGGCCTGTGCGATCCGTCCGTGTTCGACGTGCTGACCGACCGCAAGGTCATGCTGTGGTTCCCCGCCCAGAAGGGCGTCAAGTTCGGCAAGGGCAGATTCCTCATTCCCGGCGGCACCACGGCGCTGACCTGCTCGCCATTCCTTGCCTACATGCTGGGCTGGACCAATATCACCATGTATGGCGCCGATAGTTCGTTTTCGCGCGAGGGCCGCTATGCCTATCCCGATAACACCTACGTCGAGGACAGCAACCGCCCGGTCAACTGGGTGACATGCAACGGCGAGGGGCCGTTCCCGACCGAGGCGTTGCTGTGCCGGCAGGTGTCGATGCTTGGCGTGCTGGCGGGCCTGCCGAAAATCAAGGTGTCGTTCCGCTGCGGTGGCCTGATGGACGCCTATCTGCGGGCACCGATGCAGGACTACCCCGAGGATGCCAAGGTAACGATTCCGGAATTTGTCCGTCCTCCAGCCTAGGGGCCATCCATGGATGCGGACATGATCCCGCTCAAGCCGGCCGGCCGCAGCGACAAGGTTTTCGACATCAATCCGGTGCTCGACAAGGGCAAGCGGCAGGCCAACATCGACTCGGCCCTGAAACGCAACATCCCGCGTTGTATCTTCCGCGCCAAGCCACGTAAGGACAGCGTGGCAATCGTGGCGAGTGGTCCCAGTGTCGCTCACGAAGTCGAGACGCTGCGCAATTTCGAGGGGCAAATCTGGGCCATCAATGGCGCGTTTGAATGGCTGCGCAAGCGCGGACTGCGGTATGACGCCTTCGTCGGCATCGACCCGGAATGGTTCTTGAAGGACTATCTGCTCGAGCCGATCCCCACCGATTGCACCTACTATCTCGGGGCCTGCGTCGATCCGCAGGTGTTCGACCACCTCAAGAACCACAACGTGAGAATGTGGTTCCCGGCCGACGGCGAGGTGAAATATCCCCGTGATGCGCCCACCGTGCCCGGGGGGTCGTCATGCCTCGGACGGGCGCCCTATCTGGCGTATATGCTGGGCTTTGTCGATGTGCATCTATTCGGCGGCGACAGCTCCTACACCGACCGCACGCACGTCTATAGCGAACCCGGCAACTGCCCGACCAAGGAGCAGGGTATGGTGCTGGCGCAGGCCAACGGCAAGGTGTTCAAGAGCGCGAAGAACATGATCCTGCAGGCCACCGACATGGTAGAGATCGTGACCAACTTCCCAGGCACCATCACCATCCACGGTGGCGGCCTGATGCCGGAAATGTGCCAGGAGATGAAGGACACCGGCATCCTGGAACAACTGGTTGCGGAAGAGGCCGCCATCCTCGGCGGCATGAACCGCAAGGACCGGCGCTCGGCACAACGGCATCTGCGGAGGAACGGCTTCGATGGTTGAGACAGTGGAAGTGCCGTTTGTGACGCTTGGCAATAGGCAGGTTCTTACAGATCGGCAAATTACCGAGCAACCATGGCTGAAAGAGTTCATGGCGCGGTTTCCGCGATGTTTCAGCCGGGATGACCAGTATTTTGTCTATGTTTTTGATCGGGAGGGACATCATGGTTGACTACACCCGCACCGAACTGGCCACCCGCGTGCTGCGCGACCTCGGCATGGTGGCGGCTGACGAAACGCCCACCGCGGTCGACCTGGCATGGGCCTTGGAGACCTGTGACAGCGAAATCGAGCAGATGGAAGCACGCGGTATCGCCATCTGGAACGGCGGGGTGAACTCGGTGCCGCGGCATTATCTGACGCTGCTGTCGCGCAGGATCGGGATTTCGATCGCGCCATCGTTCGGCCTGTCCGATATTGGCACCGCGCAGACCGCGATGGCGGCGATGGAACAGGAGTTGCGAAGGCTCGGCACCGTGTCGGCCACCGGGCAACCGATGACGGCGGAATATTTCTGATGGCCAAGTTCCCGATTGCCTTCCGTTCTGCGCAGGGGCGTTACCAGTTCGAGGGCGTGACGGAACTGCTGAACGCCTATGCCGAACAGGGGTCGAACGACAGCAAGGAAGCCCTGTCAGTGCATCCGTCCAATGGCATTGTAGAGTTCGTGGACCAGGACGCCGGCCCATGCCGGGGCATGATCTATCTGCGTGACCTCGACAAGCTCTACACCGTGCATCCCTCGAGCATGTATCGGGTGACATTCGACGGCACGACGGCGACCTCGGTGCGGATCGGCACGGTGCCAGGAACTGACAGCGTGGAATTGTCCCGCAACAAGAATGCCTCGCCGCAGGTGGTGGTGCAGGCCGAGTTGCTCACACAGGTGATGGCGAGCGACAGCCTGACGCCGATTACCGATGCGGATTTTCCGGCCGATGTCATCACCGCCGATTACGTTGACGGCTATACCGTGGTGGGTGTGGCCGATGGCACGTTCAACATCTCCGGCATCAACCAGAGCTTGACCTGGGACGCGCTCGACTTCGACCGCTTCACGCAGCGCGCCGGCCGGCTGACGCGGGTGGCCGAGAGCAATGGCGAACTGATCGGGTTCTGCAGCGACAGCGTGGAGTTCTGGCGCAATACCGGCAATGCGGATTTCCCATTTGAGCCTATCGGCTTCCGCGGCCATGGCATGCGGGCACCCAATGCACTGGCACGCAGCGACAACACGCTGATGTTCCCCGGCGGCGACGACGGCATCATCTATCGGCTCAACAACTACGATCTGCAGCGAATATCGACGCATTCCATCGAGCGTCTGGTGCATGACGATGTTGCCAACGACAGCATGATTGCGTTTTCGTGGTCGCATGACGGGCACGCCTTCGCCAACTTCACCGGCAGCACGTGGTCGCGCTGCTACGACTCGGCCACGCAGGCGTGGCACTCGCGGCAGAGCTACGGCTATGACACATGGCGCGGCCGGTTCATGGTCGAGGCTTGGAACCGCACTATCGTCGGGGACGCCTTGTCTGGCAAACTCGGCTATCTCGACAACGAGACGTTCACCGAGTTCGGCGATCCGATGATATGGGGCGTCGATAGCCCGACGCTGCACGTGTTCCCAAATGGGGCCATCGTGGACGCCTTCCACATGGACCTCGCCGTGGGCTATGGCCTGTCGAGCGGACAGGGCAGCGACCCCAAGATCATGTTCCAGGTCTCGCGCGACGGCGGGCACACATTCGAGGGCTATCGCGAGCTCGAGCTCGGCCTGACCGGCAAATACACCACCCGCGTGACAGCGCGACGGCTTGGGCGGTTCGGCCCGCAGGGCATGGTGTTCCGTCTGAGGATTTCCGATCCGGTGGTGCGGGCGCTGGTGGCGACCGACGTGGAATTGCGGCCACTCAAGAATGCGTGGAGGGCCGGCAGCGCATGAAAGACCGCCCTGCCGCCATCATCACGGCCATCCTGGTGGTGCTGGTCTGCATCGTGTTCTGGGTGGCCCTGTTCAACAGCAAGGCGCGCAGTCATTCGTGGTATCCGGCGGCCTGCTGCAGCGATGGCGACTGCTTCCCGCTCGCGGAGAATGCGGTGGAGGAATACGCTGCAGGCTGGCGCATCACCGCGACCGGCGAGTTCATTTCGCGGGCCAACGGCAAGCAAAGCCAGGACAGCATGTATCACCTATGCCGCTCGCCGCAGTGGAAACAGATACGCTGCTTCTTCTATCCGTATCGGGGGACGTGATGGCCCGCTCGCGCGTCCCGAACGACCCCAACCTGTCCCGCGAAATGACGCATTTCCTGGACGAGGTGTGGCGCAATTCCGCGATGGCACCGAACAATCCGGCAGCTTTTGCCGACCTGCCATCCAACCCACCAACTGGCATGATGCGGGTGGTAACCGACAGCAATACCGCAACCTGGGGTGCTACCGTGGCGGCCGGAGGTGCAAATACCGTGCTGGCGTTCTATAATGGCATT